GACGGGCAGGTATTCCGCTGCACGTCGAACGCGGACGACGGGGCCGCGCCGCGCTGCGCGTCGTTCGGATTCGGCCAGTGCAGCGCGGAGGAGTGGGAGGTGCCGGATGGCGACTAAGGCGGCGGCGCTGCAGGCGTGGCTCGATGGCTTCGGGCTGCCCGTGTACCGCGACTCGGCGGTGCCGGGCGAGGCGAAGATGCCCTACATCACCTACGACCTGCCGACCTCGGCGTTCGGCACGCAGTGCAACTCCGAGGTGAACCTCTGGTACCGGACCTCGTCCGAGGCCGCGCCCAACGCCAAGGCCGAGGAGGTCGCCCGGGCGCTCGGGCTCTCCGGCGTGCTGTTGCCGTGCGACGGAGGCGGCATGTGGGTGATGCAGGGCGAGCCGTTCTGCAACGCCATGGCCGACGAGGACAACGCCGTGAAGCGCCGAATCATCAACCTGACCATTGAGTACATGACCAGCTACTAGGAGGTCATATGTCTAAGTTCACGCGCATCCCCGAGAACACGTTCAAGGAGATCGTCATCAACGCGGGCCTACTCGCCACGAACTTCAACCCCAATACCGCCGAGGTCGCGGAGTCCGAGCTGATGGGCGCGACGAGCGGCGGAGTCAGCTTCACCGCCACGCCAAGCTTCATCGACTACGGCGAGGACATCGACAACTGCCCCGCCAACACGATGGAGCTGAAGCGCATCGACAGCATCGAGGCCAAGCTGAGCGGCACATTCGTGACGCTGAACACCGCGCTCGGCAAGAAACTCGCGACAGCAGCCGACGAGACCGCAGGGAAGATCGTCCCGCGCTCCGCGCTCTCGGAGGACGACTTCGCCGACATCTGGCTCATCGGCGATTACTCGGGCGAGAACGGCAACGGCTATATCGCCATCCGCCTCATCAACGCGCTCAACACGGGCGGTCTGCAAATCACGACGCAGAACAAGGCCAAGGGCCAGTTTGCGTTCGAGTTCACGGGCCACTACTCAATCAAGAACCCCGAGATCGTGCCCTACGAGCTGTATATCAAACAGGAGATTGGAGCCTAACCATGAAGCTGGACAACCTTAACGCCGACGAGTTCCAGAACGCCATGTGCCTGTTGGCGGACGTGGCGGAGGACGTCATGAACGGCGAGCTCGGCGCGAAGGCAAAGGCCGCCTACGCCAAGTTCCGCGCTGATTCCGCCAAGGCCAAGGCCAAGGCGACCGCCAAGGCGAAGGGCGACCCCGAGGCCGCGAAGGTAGCCGCAACCGCCGAGGTCAACGGCCTCGCCGTGGACATGGTGGCTGGTCTTCTGCCCGACGTGCTGCGCCAGGGCGGCGAGATCAGCTACAAGCTGCTCGCCGCGCTCGACGGCCAGACGCTCGAGGAGTACAAGGCCGACTTCACCGTCAAGAAGTGGGTGAACGACATCAAGGATGCCATCGACGGCATCGACGGCATCAAGGACATTTTGGCTCCTTTTTTTGGATAGCCGCCGAGGACCCATCTCACATATGGCTCTGTCTGGGCGAGTACGTCGGGCCACGGCGTGCTCGCCCTTTCTGTAGGTACATGGTCGCGCGGTGGCGCGAGCGGGACGAGCGGGAGGCGTTCCGTGTGTACCTGAGCGAGTCGGTGCGCCTCATGGCGCAGGGGAAGTGGCTCAAGGAACCCTTCCTGAGCATCGTCAACGGCGATGCGGGCGATGGGTCCGAGGCGGAGGACACGCGCAGCGGCGACGAGATCGCCGCAGACATCATCGAGCGGACGGGATTGAAGGTGGTCTAGGTGAACCTTCTCGACCTGATGATTAAGGTCGGCCTCAAGGATGAGGCCAGCGGCAAGGCCGAGGGCGTGGCCTCGAAGGTCGTGGGCACGCTCGGCAAGGCCGGAGCGACCGTTGCCAAGGCGGTAGGCGTGGGCGTCGCCGCCGTGGGGGCGGGCGTCGCTGCCGTCACAGGCATGAGCATGAACGCATACGCCGCATACGAGCAGAACGTCGGCGGCATTAAGAAGATATTCGGCAACATGGGCAAGTCCCTCGAGGACTACGCCGCCATGACCGGCCAGACCGTCGAGCAGTGCTCCGGTAAGTGGGAGCAGCTCGAGCAGGCCCAGACGACGGTGCTGGCCAACGCCGACCGCGCCTACATAACGGCCGGCCTGAGCGCCAACCGGTACATGGAGCAGGTGACGGGCTTCTCGGCCTCGCTTGTCTCCTCGCTGGGCGGCGACACGGTCAAGGCGGCCGAGTACGCCAACACGGCCATGGTCGACATGAGCGACAACGCGAATACCTTCGGCACGGCGATGGAGAACCTCCAGAACGCCTACCAGGGCTTCGCGAAACAAAACTACACGATGTTGGATAACTTGAAGCTTGGCTACGGCGGCACCAAGGAGGAGATGCAGCGCCTCGTCAAGGACGCGCACGCCGTCAACTCCGCCGTGGACGAGTCGAGTCTCTCATTCGACAACATCGTGCTCGCCATCCACACGATGCAGGAGCAGATGCAGATCGCCGGCACGACCTCGCGCGAGGCCGCGACGACCATCGAGGGCTCCTGCAACATGGCCAAGGCCGCCTGGGAGAACTGGGTGACGGAGCTGAGCAAGGACGACGCCGACATGGGCAAGCTCACCGAGGAGCTGTTGCAGTCGGTCGAGACGGCGGCCTCGAACGTCGTCCCGCGCGTTGCGACCATCGTCGGCACGGCGCTGTCGCAGCTCCCGAGCCTTGTCACGTCGGTCGGTCCCGTGCTCGGCCAGGCGTTCGTCGACATTTTCACGCAGGCGCTCGGCAGCGCGGCTGAGGCCGTGCCCGGGCCCATGGGCGACATCCTCTCCGCCGTGTCGGACGGCGTGGGTGAGATCGGCGAGCGTTTCAAGGGCCTGCACGAGATCTGGTCGGCGGAGGACAACCCGTTGGAGTCGCTGCACCTCGCCATGGTCTACGGGCTGACACTGCTCGAGGGCGACCTGTCCACATTGCAGGAGAACATCACCTCTTCGCTGCCCGGCATCGCCGAGGGTTTCGCCGACGTCGGCGGCGAGGTCGTTCCCAGGCTCGCCGAGGGGATCGAGATGGGGCTGTCTTTCCTCTCCGAGACGGCGGCGTCGCTCATGACATCGCTCGGCGGCTACCTGTCCGAGAACCTGCCCTCCATCACGGAGAGCGGCCTGCAGATTCTCACCGGCCTCTCCGAGTCCATAGCCGAGAACGCGGGCGTTCTGGCAGAGGGCGCGGCGAACCTCATCGTCGGCTTGGCGCAGGGTATCGCCGACAGCCTGCCGACGCTCATCGAGCAGGCCCCGGTCATCGTGCAGAACCTCGCCAGCGCGATCAGCAACAACGCGCCGACACTGCTCGGTGCCGGCATCCAGGCAATTGTGACGCTGGCACTTGGCATCGTGCAGGCGATACCGACGCTCATCGCCAACATCCCGGCCATCTTCTTGGCTTTCGTCTCGGCTTGGTCGGCGCTCGACTGGCTGAGCCTAGGCAGTAACGCCATCACGTCCCTGGGCAACGGTATCACCGGCGTGGCCGGCTTCGTCAGCACGTGCGGTACCAACATCGTGTCCGCCATCCGCGGTGCCATCGCCAACCTGCCGTCCACCCTGGCGAGCATCGGCCGCAAAGGAATCAGCAGGCTGGGCTCCGCCATCAGCGGCGCGGTCGGCTTCGTGACCTCGGCTGCGGCCAATATCGGCAGCGCCATTGGGAGTGCCCTGTCCTCAATCCCCGGCCGTGTGGCGTCCATCGGCTCGCAGATCGTGCAGGGCATCGCAAACGGAATCAGCGGCGCGGCAGGCGTGGTCGTGAGCAAGATTACCGGCGTGGTGGACGGCGCCATCAACGCGGCCAAGAACCTGCTGGGCATCCATTCGCCGTCGCGCGTGTTCCGCAAGATTTTCGGCTACGTGATGCAGGGCGCGGCCCTCGGCATCGACGACACGGCTGACGAGCCCGTGAAGTCCATGAGGTCGGCGGTGCGCAACGTCGAGAAGGCCGCCGTGTTCGGTGCGAGCGTTACCGGCGGCGGAGCATACGGGGCGACCGCCAGCGGAGCCGCGGGCATCGCGGGCGGCGGCAACGTTTACAACCTCTACCTCAACGGCGACCTGCTGGGCGTCGACGGGCGCGTGGCCTCCGCCTTCAGGAGCTTCGTCGCGGCGGTGGAGCAGAGCATGGCGATGGGGGTCGCGTAGTATGGCGCAGGGAAACTGGGTTCAAGGCGGCAGTGGCTATAGAAAGTACTGCTGGTGCGCGTACGTGGACGTTGCTGAGGTCGAGCGCACGGACACCACCGTGACCTACCGCGTCACGCACGGCTACGGCACGCGCTACGCCATCAACTGCTACGCAAACGGCAGCTCGTCGGCGGGCGGCTCGTGGAACGGCTCGGTATACTCGACGAACAACTCCGGCTGGGTATGGGTGCAGTGCACGTCGCGCGACGTCGAGCTCGCGCGCGGCAACGGCGACGCCTACAACCACACCTTCACTGGCCAGATTAACGTCACGGGCGGCTTCGGCAACGGAACGTCCAACGCATCAAACACCGTCACGGTCCCGTGCCGCGCCTACCACACGCCGCACACGCCGAAGAACATCAGGGCGGAGCTCCTGAGCGACACCAGCGCGAAGGTCAGCTGGGACGTCGACTACACGGGTATGAACGGCGACTACCCTTGGACGACCGTGACCGTCGGCGTGGCGAAGAACGGCCCGGGGAAGTTTACCGACGTCGGCACCGTTAGTTGGGATACCACGAGCCACACCTACAACGGCCTCGAGCCGGGCTGCATGTACATCTTCTCGGCCAAGGCGACGGGCCCCGGCGGCACATCGGACTACGGCGTGAGCGCGCCGGTGATCTACACCACGCCGACGGCGCTCGGCATGCTCGAGGCCGTCAAGGCGGAGGCGGCAAAGGTCGTGCTCAAGGGGCACGACGCGCCTGCCTTCGTCGACAGTTGGGAGTTCCAGCTCACGACCGACGGTGGAAAGACGTGGGTCGATGCGGGCGTAAACGCCTCTTGGGAGGACGAGGAGGCACCGGCGGGTACGGTGCGCTACCGCGCCCGCGCGGTCAAGAGCGGCCTCAAGGGTCCGTGGACGGAGTCAAACGAGGTCACGACAATATGCCCGCCACTCGCACCGTCCATCAGGGGCGTCAGGGCGGCTTATGCCACCCGCTCGACTGCGACGCTCGAATGGGTGCCCAACCATCCGGACGGCTCGGCGCAGACCTCAGCCGAGGTGCAGGTCACGACGCCGACGGGTCCCACCACCACGACGGTCGATGGCCCGGGTACGAGCCTGAAGCTGCCGACCGGCACCAAGGGCCTCTACTCCGTGCGCGTGCGCACCAAGGGCCTCGACGAGGACTGGGGCGCATGGTCGAGCGCGGCGGCATATACCGTGGCGGACGCGCCCCAGGCATTCTTCACCGATCCGGCTGCGGACGGGGCGACCCTGCGCGCGGTGCCGCATACCTTCACGTGGAAGGTGGCCGACGAGACGGGCGTCAGCCGACAGTACCTGTCTTTGTGCGACATCAGGGGCAATCTCCTGTGGAGCGGGACTGTGGACAAGGACGCGCGCTCCTTTGGCCTCGGCTACGCGCAGCACGCCTTCGTCAACTACACGCAATACAGGGTCATGCTCACGGTCACGGCCGGCTCGTCGCTATCGGTCACCGTCTCGAGAACTTTCCGGACCGACTGGGCACCGCCAGCCAAGCCGTCGCTCAACATCTTCGTCGACGAGAGGCTGGGATGCCAGCTGTCGGTATTCCCAGGCAAGGCCGACAGTGACGACACGCCCGAGACGTCCCACTTCACCGTGTCGCGCGTCCTGCCCGACGGCTCGACCCTGCAGCTCGGCTCTCACCTTGCGGCGGGTGAGGGCGCGAGCGACCCGCTGCCTCCGCTCAACAGCGAGTTCGAGTACGTCGCGGTCGCCTACGCCGCGACGGGCGTGAGCGCGGCGACGAGGGTCAAGACGACCGTGGCGAGCCGCGCGGTGGCGTTCAACTGGGGAGCCGGCGCGGAGAGGTCGTGGTTCGGCAGGTACCTCAAGAAGGGTTCCGGGCGAAGCGTCACGCAC